AAATTATGGTTTGCTACCTAATAGCAAGAAAGAGGAAATAAAATGGAAACAAGAAAGTATGAAGTAACAGTAAACGAAAAGAAAGGAACTTGCGACAACGCATTATTCGAGAAAATGGCAAAGAAAGGAGATTTAACAGCTATCAAAATATCAGAGTTAGTAAGCGTAGAAGTTAAAATAACAGGATACGCAAAATGTCATATTGTAACAGACGAAAAAGAATTTGACATTAATTACTTTGATACAGAAGAATACGGCTTAGTATCTAGTGGTAGCGAAATCTTTACAGAAAGCGTAGTAGATTATTTCGGAGAAGTAGAAAGCGTAAGACTAACAGAAGTAAAAACAAAGAAAGGTAAAACTTATAAAGCAGTACCAGTACTAGGAAATAACAAAAAAGAAGAAACTACAAAAAATGAAGAAACAACAGACGATTTACCATTTTAATTTGTAGTAAAGGAGAATAAATTATGCCTAAAAAGAAGGAACTAACCCGAGAGGAACAAGAATTATTTAGTGAATTAAAGAAGTTAAGTAAAAGAGCTAACCAACGTATAGTAAGGTTAGAACGCGAGTTTCGGGAAGGATACTTGGGCTACAAAATATTTAAAGGAAAAGCTTGCAACCGAACCGTTGCAAGCTTGGTCTGTTTCGGGGCGTGTTAAAGCCAATAAATCTATGACAGTTACACAAATGAAAGCAACTATAAAAGCTACAAAAGAATTTTTAAATAGTAGTATTAGTACTAAAAGAGGAATAAAGAAAGCTAAACAAAAAGCTATTAAAACATTAAAAACAAGATTTAGTAGTGATGTTTCGGATATATCTTACGAGGAAGCAGAAGCTTTAACGAATTTTTTTGACGATAAAGAAGTAAATGGAATAACAAATTTTATACCTCGGGTCTGATGTATTAGCAGTAATAGAAGAAGCAAGAGAAAAGCAAAACGATTATGAAACTTTTTATAGTCAAATGCAAAGTATAATACAATGGAACAGAGGCTATAACATAGAAAGTATACTAAGAAAAATATATACAAAGTATGTATATAGAGGTAGTCAGAATACTGACGAAATAGAATTATTATACAGTAATGTTATAGAACTTGTAAACAATGCTAATAGTGAAAGCGATTTACAAGAGGTAGAAAGCATAATAGCAAATTTAATGTCAGAAGGGAAAATAGACGGCAAAGAATATAATTATTTAATAAACGCCATAAATGATAAAAGAAAAGAGATTTAACTATGAAATATTATAAAGAATTTCAATATCATTTTGGGGACATAGTAGGCGAAAGAAAAAAAGTAGATAATACTATATATTCGTTAGATATAGAAACATCAAGTTATTTAATATTACACGGTAGAATACTACCAGCAATAAAATATTTAGAATTAACAGAGGAAGAACAAAAACTAGCAGAATTTAGAAGTTGTATGTATATTTGGATGTTTTCTATTAACGAAGAAGTATATTACGGTAGAACTTGGGAAGAATTAAAAAGTTTTCTAATACGATTAGATTATTATAATAATAGTAAAAAAATAGTATTTATACATAATTTAGCATTTGAATTTCAATATTTAAAAAGTATATTTAGATTTAAAGATGTAGTAGCAAGAAAAAAACATAAAGTTATGAAATGTGAACTAGAAGACTATAACATAGAAATTAGATGTACTTATCAGATGTCAAATTGTGCATTAAAGCAATTACCTAAAATATTTATGTTACCAGTAGAAAAGAAAGTAGGCGATTTAGACTATACGTTACTTAGAACACCAGCAACGAAACTAACAGAAAAAGAATTAGGATATTGCGAATATGACTGTTTAGTTATATATTATTATATAAAAAGAGAATTAGAAACATACGGCAGAGTTGACAAAATACCATTAACAAGCACGGGACACGTAAGGCGAGAACTAAAAGAAAGAATATCGAAAGACTGGGACTATAAAAGAAAAGTTAAAAAGTCAATAAATATAAACCCACACATATATAATTTATTACAAGAAGCATTTTCAGGACGGATACACGCACGCTAATTGGATATATGTTGACGAAATACTAAAAAATATAGAAAGCTGGGACTTTACGAGTTCATATCCATATATTTTAGTTTCACATCAATTTCCGTCTACTGAGTTTCAAAAATGTATGATAAAAGATAGAAAACAAATGTTAAGTAGATTTGCATATATATTAGTAGTAGAATTTAAAAATATAAAATGTAAATATTATAATAATTTTATTTCGCAAAGTAAATGTAGAGAAATAAAAAAAGGTAAATACGATAACGGACGTGTAATGGAAGCAGAAAGTTTAACAATTACACTAACAGATGTAGACTTTTACTTTTTATTAGATACATATAAATACGATAGTTACGAAATAAAAGAAAGTTATTATAGTGTTTATGATTATTTACCTAAACAATTTATAGAATTTGTCTTAGAAAAGTATGTAAATAAAACAGCATATAAAAACGTAGAAGGTATGGAAGTAGAGTATGCAAAAGAAAAAAATAAATTTAATGCCTTGTATGGTATGAGTGTTACAAATATGATACGCGACGAAGTATTATACGATAATGAATTAGACTGGACGGAAAGAGAATTAGAAAATGCAGAAATAATAGAAAAATTAAATGAAGAAAAGAAAAAAGCTTTTTTATCTTTTGCTTACGGTGTTTGGGTTACAGCATACGCACGTTCTAATTTATTAAAAAATGTAATACAACTAGACGAACAAGTAGTATACTGTGATACTGACAGTATGAAATTAAAAGAAGGATATGACAAAACAGTAATAGAAAAATATAACAAATTTGTAATACAAAAATTAAAACACGTAAGTAAACTATTAGATATACCATACGAAAAATTTAGTCCGAAAGATAGTAAAGGAGAACGCCATATATTAGGTGTATTCGATAACGACGGACAATACGACGAGTTTATAACGCAAGGCGCTAAAAAATATGCTTATACAAAATGGATAGATAAAGAAAAAATAAAAGAAGATACAAACGTACAAGAAATAAAAGGAAAAAAAGCAAAAATATTAGAAATTACAGTAGCTGGTGTACCTAAAAGCCGGCGCACAAGGTTTAAAAAATTTATCAGAATTTAAAGACAATTTTATATTTGATTTTAAATATACGAATAAAAATTTGCTAATGTATTGCGAAAATCAAGAAAAATGTACTATAATAGATTATCAAGGAAACGAATATACAGTAGAAGACAAAAGCCGGTTGCTGTATTGTTCCAACAACATACATACTAGGGAAAGCGCTAGATTATGCCGACTTAATTTCTGATAATTCTAGTAAACGTGCAAAATATAAGGAGTGAGAAAGTGAAAGATTTAGAATTTATTAAAAAATTTTCAAAAATAACAGTATCGGGCGCGTGTAAAAAAACAAAAGTAGACAGAGCAGGACTACTAACGAATAGATTAAAAGACGAAAAGGTAAAAGCTGTAAGAGAAGAAATCGAAAACCAAATTGCAAGATTATATATAAAGGAAGAAAATAACAATGGCGAATAAAAAAGTAGTCCATTATAATATAGATAAAATAGACGCGATACGGTGCTAGAATTAACTTGATATACGGCGAGCGTTCCAACGGGAAAAGCTATCAAGTAAAACACAAAAAAGCCGTAGAAAAATATTTAAAAACTGGCAAAAGATTTATTTTAATGCGTAGATTACGCGAGGAAATAACGTCCGAGAAAATAGAACAATATTTTCAAGATGTAGACGTAGCAAAATTAACAGAAGGAAAATATAATTGTATAACATTATATAGAAAAAATTTATATTTATCAATATACGATAACGAAACGGGTAAAACTAAAAGATTTGATAAAATAGGGTATGTAGTAGCATTATCGACGGAACAAAATTATGCCGGCGCAAGTTATTTAGATGTAGAAGATATTATATTTGAAGAATTTATGAGCCGTAGCACTTATTTACCTAATGAAAGTAATAAACTAATGAATTTTTACGCGACAGTAGATAGAAAACGTTTAAAAGTAAGACTATGGCTAGTAGGTAATACAATTTCTAGGGTATGTCCATATATTAACGACTGGGGCTTACATCAGATAATTAGCGCACAAAAACAAGGTACAATACAAGTAAAAGAAATACCCGACGTAGTAGAAGGAAACCCACCAATTAAGATAGCACTTGAATATTGCTTATCTACTGGCAAAACTTCGGGAACTATTGGAACTAATGCAAAAATGATAAATACGGGAGCTTGGGAAACACACCCACAACCACATTTGCCAAAAAGTTATAATAATTATAATGTATTATATCGTTTCGGCTTTCAATATCAAAGTTTCAAGTTTTTAAGTGAATACATAGTAGACAAGGAAGAAAAAACAAGTCCTATATGGTTTATCCGTCCATATTATAAAGAATTTTCTAATAAAATAATTGTATTTTCTGATGTTATAAAAGTATCTAGATACTGGCAAAGAGATATATATAATATATCAATAAAAAACGAAAAACTACGTAACTTGTTTATGACATTTAAGGAAAATAAAATTTTTTACGCCAACGATATGGTAGGTACAGACTTTAAACAAGTTATAGATTTTCAGATAAGGAGATAGAAAATGAATAGTAAAATTATATTAGTAAAAAATATACATATTGACAGACAATATACTAATGTGCTTTCCTATACAGAAGCACAAATGTTAGAATTATGCAGAAGTCAAGAACATTTAGTCGCGCAAGCTGAAAATTATTCTTTTTTAAGAAACACAGGAACTATAATGGCTGGGTTTACTTACGCGCAATGTTTACAAGCAAACTATATCGCATTTCAAAACCCCGACTATTCTAACAAATGGTTTTTTGCTTGGATAGACGACGTTATATACAAAGGAGATAAAAACACAGAAATAACATTTACAATAGACGCTTGGTCTACTTGGTTTGATAAATGGAATAAAAAAGTATGTTTTATAAATAGGCAACACGTAAACAACGATACAATAGGCTTACATACAATACCCGAAAATTTAGACGTAGGGGAAGTAATAGAAGAACAAGAAACAGAAGATGAAAGCTATGGGAACGAATATGGCTATTATGTAGGTGTATTAAGTAATTGGGAAATAAAAGACGGAAGCGACGGCACAGAAGTATTACCAAGCAATAAAGGAACACAAAACGCTGGTATTAGTGTTTATGATAATACAGTATTTGGGGAAAAATTATATTTGTTTAATATAACAGATTTATCTAGCTATATTAATTTATCTTTATTTTTATTAAGAACTAATGCAGACGGACACATAGAAGATGTGAAAAACATATTTATTATACCAAATTTAGCAATAACTCAAAGTCAATTAGTACAACATAACGCAACAGTCGGGGAACGAAGTTTTAATTGGTATACTTTAAATTATAATATTACGCCGACTAAATTTAATACAACTATAAATAAAAGACATAATTTTAGTGATTTTAACCCTAAAAATAATAAATGTTTTGTATATCCATATAATTATTTATTTGTAAGTAATAATAATGGAAGTAATAACATATATAAATACGAAGATTTTACAACAGAAAATTGCGTTTTTGAAAATCAATTTAGTATTGCTATTGGTGGTAGTGGCCGTTTAGTTCCTAAAAATTATAAAAGTATGAGTACAAACGATGACGAATCATTACCGAGTGGAAAATATCCAACTTGTGCGTGGTCTTCTGACGCTTTTACAAATTGGCTTACACAAAACGGTGTTAATTTAGTTGCAAGTATAGCCTTAACTGCTGGGGGTGTTGCTACTGCTATTGCTACTGGTGGTGCTACTTTACCTATTGTAGCAGGTGCTATTACTAGCGTGGCTGGTACAGTAGCTGGAACAATAGGACAATTTAATCAAGCAAGTTTAATGCCTAATATAGCTGGTGGTCAAGCAACTGGCGACGTTTTATGGGCTTGTAATAGAAATAAATTTACATTTAGAGAAATGAGAGCAAAGACAGAATATTTAAGAATAGTAGACGATTACTTTACACGATTTGGATATGCGATAAAAAGTTTGGAATTACCTAATATTACTGGTCGTAGATATTGGAACTATGTTGAAATTGGCGCAAGTGAGGAAATAGGATACGGAGAAGTACCAAGTAAATATATGGATTTGATAAATAATGCTTGTAGACGAGGTGTTACTATATGGCATAATCACGCAAATGTAGGCAATTACAGTTTAAATAATAGTATTATTTAATATAAAATAAAGAGAGGTTATACCTCTCTTTTTTATTTTATACAACGTTTCCGTTTGCGTCAACCCAATTTGTGCCGTTATACCAAATTGGTTTATTTAATGTAGTATCAAAATAAACTTGCCCCAAATATTTTGCTTCATCTCTATTTGCACTGTTGTTTATCGGTGTAATAGATGTCCAAGCACTCCAATTACCTCCATCATATCTTCTTTTGAAAATCGAATTGTTTGAATTTGGGAAACAATATTGATTTATACCGTACTCACTTGGATCTTCTGAAAATTTTAAATTTAGCAATACATAATTTCCGAAAGTTGGCTTGTTAGCTGTTTCCGAATATGTTCTAAAGAAACCGTTTCTTAAAGTAGTATCATTACAATCAGATACAGGTAGTAAAGTGTTTACATAACTACCAATAACACCGATTGGAATTTTTGCGTTGTCTTGGTCTACATGAAAACAATTTTTGAAATTGTTTCTGCTACTATCAGATAAGTTAATATCAAGTGAATTAAATGTTGCTTCTATTGAAGCAATTCTTTTATCATATACACCGTTATTATAAAAATCTAATGTTTGATATTCTGTTGTTCCAGCGAATATCAAGCCATTTTGCGTTAGTTTATCTAGTGCATTTAGCTGTGTTTGTAAATCATTTATTTTTGTTGATAAAACATTTAATATTTTATTCATATCATTTTGAATACTATTTACACTATTTTCGTTATTTATGTAAAGAAAAGTTGGTACTTTTCTATCTGTTCTACCACCGTCATCTAAATTTTTGTTAAGTTTATTTCTGTAATAATTTACAGATAATGAACCGCCACCGTCCATGTTGAAAGCCAAATCTATGTTTGGATAGTTTTCTAGTAAATAATTTTGAATATCAACAAAATCTAATCCGACGTTGTTAAATTCTCTACCCTCACATGCGAATACAAATTGTGTTCCGTCTTTTAATTGACATAATACTTGACGTGGGTGTGTACCGTCAACATACGGATATGTATGTGATACTTTTTCACCATTTACTAAAATTGGGAAAAATCCCATTACTGCATTCTTTATTCCGTCAGCTATCATTTGTTCTGCTGTTGTATTTCCAACTTTTACATATCCAAATTTTCCGTCATCTGCAATAGTTAAATAGTATAAATCTTCAACTCCTGTTGTTTTATTATTTCTAACTATTTGACCGTCAATTATTGTAGCACCCCAAATGGTGTCAGTGTCTGGGTCAAATACTCCAGAATTTAATGCAAGTGTTGTATTATTTAATTTTGAAAAATCATTAGTACTTTGATATCTTGATGTTACTTCAAAGTCATTAAATGGTAAACCAATTTTAAATTTATTTATTTGTCCATATTTATTAGTTTTTGGAATATCTACAATATAACATCTAGTATTTTTTAGTCTAAATGTATTATATGTGATATTTGTATCTTGAAATATTGACTGATTTACAGCAATTGCATATTTATTGTTATTTAATTTTACAACTATTTTTCCGTCAACATCTAAAGAAGTAGAATTTTTTACATTATAAAAATTAAAACCACCGTCGTTTATTTCTTTATTTCCAAAAACACAACATTTTGAATTTTCTGTTAAGTTAACAGCTGATTTCATTTCATCAATATTATTATATGTGAAAATTCCTGCTAGTTGCAAATATTGATTTATAATATCTTGTAATTCTCCACTTTCAGCCATTTCATTTAGTTTATTATTAATTTCATCTTGTACGTCTAAATTTTTGAAATAATTTTTTACAAATTCTTGTAAGCTTATCATATTATTTGTAACTTCTTCCATTTGTTCTCCAACAACATTTTGACTATTTATTATTTTATTTATTTCTTTACCTATTTTACAAAATAATTGCCATTCTGTTAAAGCGTCAAAATCTGCTTCTATAAAAGGAAAATTCTCTAATACAAACCATTTAAATGGCGTTAAATTTTTAAATTCAAATTTATTCATTTTTCTATCTCCTCTCTATATTAAACTATAAAATAAACAGTCTAACTCTTTATAGATTAAACTATATATTGATTTTATATTTTCTTGCATTTCTTTTAAAATTGCTATTTTATCAGCTGGTGTTCTTGTTACTGTTTCATTATATATTTTATTGTCTGTGCCTTGATTTGTTGCTTGTGATGTTCCTTCGCTATGCGAATTATCATTACCCGTATTTGTATTTGTATCATAACTATAATTAGTAACATAACTTCCATTTCTTAAATCTTCAAGTTGATTTTGTGGTAGTTCGCTATTTCTTCTGTCTGATATATCTTCTGTACTTGTTATAGAAGTATTTTCTAATGTATTGCTTGTATTATTTGTATTTTGTGATGTTGTATTATCTGTACCAGTTCTAGTAGTAACTTCGCCGTCGTTAAAAATTTCCCAATTTTCTAACGCGTTAAACATTTTATTGTATAATGGCATTATTTCGTTTAGTTTTACGTCTAGTTGTATTCTAAAAGCTGTTACAGTTTCAAAACCAATTCGGCGTTGTAAATAATGATTTAATATCATTGTTTCAAATTTTTCTTTATCTAAATATTGTGATAAAGGATAATCAAAATTAAAAATAGTTGTTCGTCCTTCTTTTGCTAAGTCTTTTATTTTTGTGTAGTCTTCTTCCTCTTTATCTCCATTTACGATAGAATTTAAAATAGAATATAAAGTAGGTGGTTTACTACAATTAGGTGGTAAAAAAGGATAAAACATAAATAAACCGTTATAATATGGTAACATTTTCGCCCTCTCCTTCCTCGTCTTCGTAGACGTCTTCTATTTCTTCTACGCTAGTTGGTATACCGTCGTAGTATTTTACTTCTATTTTTTGTTCTATTGCTTTTTTTCCATTAACTAATATTTTATTTGCTAATTTTTCGTTAATTTCTTCTATCGCTTTTTGTCTAGGCTCAAAACGACTATATCTACTTGCAACTGTTCCTCCTTGACTTGCTAATACTTCGTCGCGTATATTACGCTCTTTCTTTTGAAAATTCATATTTGCAATACCTATAAGTCTTAAAAATTCGTTCCAGTCTTTTTCTTTGTGCAAGTCTATTTTATCTGCTACGAATGGTGCTGGTGCAAGTACTAACGTTGTATCGTCTAAGTCTAAATCGTCGTATGAAATAACTGTATTTTCCATACCGTCTACGTTATTTACTAAGTCTTGTATTGATTTTACTTTTTCTGTTTTTGTTTTCCAAAATCTAGGTGTTTTTTGTTGCGCTATATTTATATCTGTTGTTCTAGTATCTAATGCTATACGTTCCGCGTATTGTAAAATATCAAGCCATAAAGGATAACGCCCGTTATTATCATACATAATTACAAAATCGTCTTGACTTCTAATAAATTTAGAATATCCGTTTTGTGATATTACTTGTATGCTTGTAGGTCTACCATATACATCTAATTTACCTATATTTTGATATGGTAATGCTAATAATCCTAATACTTCGTCAACGAAAAATGCTATACTTCCTTGTCTTAATAATGTTTTATTTAAATATGCTGTATCAATAAATTTAGGCATATTAGAAAACTCAAACACATTTTCGGCAAGTGTAAGTAATTGTCTTTTATACATTTCGTAAGTTTTAAAATTAGACAACTGCGAATTTATTAGTTTATGTTTCATTTTTTCTTTCTCCCTTCTTATAAAATAATAACGGCTAGATTTTATATCCAGCCGTTTTGTTTATTAAAGAACTGTTATACTTGCTGTTCCAGTTTTTGTGTTATCATATACACTTTTAGCTGTTACTTTTACTAATTCGTCTTCTGCGTCCGGTGTACTTGCTACGTGTCCAGCTGGAATATGTACTTTTCCGTTTAAGTCGACAGTCGCTTTTTTTGCTGGGTCTGTTTCTGGATCTTGTGTTATACTCCAAGTTACAGCTTTATTAGCAAAACCAGTAGTTGTAACAACTGCTTGTAATTGAACATCTAAACCAGCACTAGCTGAAACTTCACTAGGATTTACTGCTACTTCTGTTACAGCTGGTGTATCTATTGTAAATACAACGGCTTGTTTAAATGGAGAAGTAGAAAGTACTTTCCAAGTATGTAACCAATGATTTCTTTTTAATGTTTCAGGGTTATAGAAGTCAGTCATTTTAGTATCTGCGTTATTATCCATTGCATAAGAATAATCTTGGAAAAATTCCTCGTCTATTATCACTGCTGGTATATTTCTTAATGCTGTTAATTCTGCCTCTGTAAATGGTACGTATGCGTCGCCAAGTAATTCTTGTAATCTTGCTGTATCGTGGTTTCCGAAACCGTCTATCAACGCACTTCTTGATTTCATTTCTGCTTCATTTCTGAAGAAAGATGTTGCTAATACTTCTGTACTCATATCAGCTTCAAAATCTGTATTGATAATTGCTATTTGATTATCAAATCTAGTAGATACACGTACGCCAGCTGGGTTATAGTTTGGACTTCTAAAAGTCATTAAATTAGAAATTGATTTTAATTTTGCAACTCTTTGTCTTGGTGTTAAGTTTGCGTAATTTTCAATTTTAACACTTGTTATAGTTCCGTCTATAATTCTTCTACATAACATATATTTATCTGCTATATATTTATCGTATTTATAACCTTCATATAAAGAACCTACTATTTTTTCGATTAAATCGAATAAGCCCCCTTCTGTATTGAAAGCCATTGCCATTTGTTCATCAGATGTTGTAGTTTTATAAAATTTTTGGTAATTGATTTCGTGTAGATAATTATATACGTTTGGTACTACATTTTCTAAGAAATGGTCTACGTCATTTGCAAATTCGTTATAATCATAAACGTTTGCTATATCTACTATCAATTCTCTAACTGTTTGGCCATAAGGTAAAGTACCTCTGTTCGCAAAAACTTCCCAAGGGTTTTCCCAGTAATTTCTATCAATTACAGTTAAACCTATTAAATTTATTGTATTTAAGAAAGCATTTTTATATCTTTCATTTGACATTATCAATTTACCTATTGGCGCTATGCTTTCGCCTTGTACTGGTAAATCTATTTCACTTGCTAGCTCTGGTGTAGTATTTATAATAAATGATAAAAGCTCGCTATCGTTATTAACTTTTAAAACTTTGTTTAAAGCCATTTTATATTCCTACCTTTCTATAATTAAATTTCTTTTATGTCGATTACTTCTTTTTCTTCTAATTCTTCGTCGACTTCTTTTTTGTCTTCGACGTCTTTTTTGTCGTCGCCTTTTAAAAATCTTTGTTTATATTTTTCTTGTAAATCGTCAAATTTTGCTTGTAACTCGTCTATTTTAGTTGTATCTACTTCGCCTACTTCCATACTGTCTTCTATGTCTTCTAATAATTGTATTGCTATTTCGTTATCTGTTACAAGTTCATTAACTTTTTGTTTTAATTCTTCTTTACTAAGCTTCATTTTCTTTCTCCTCCTCTCCTTTTTTACTTTTCTTTGTTCTTATGTTTTTTACTTCCATTGTATCGCATAATCGTTGCATTACTAATGTATTATTGTTTATAGCGTCTTTTAATTCATCTTTGTATGCTAGCATAACTTTTGTATGCTGTTCATTTAATTTTGATGTTTCTTCCATATTTTTATCTGTTATGTATTTAACATACCAGCCCATACCTAAACACGCTACAATAGGAAAGCAATAACTACCCAGTAATTGTAAAATATCCATTTTCGTTTCTCCTTTCTCGTTAGTATCTATTAAAAATTATAAGCATAAAAATTAAAATTTGTCAATAATAAAACGAACATTTTTTAAAATGTTCGTTTATTTCTTATTATTTTTGTTAATACAGCCCAAGGAAATTTCTTACGTTTTATTGTAACTGTTGGTATTGGTGGTAAACCACCCATATAACTAAACCAATTTAAAGCATATTGTTTTCTTAGTTCATAATGGTTTATAGTCGGGTCGTAACTTGGTCTTTCATATCCAACCATAAACATTATTGCTAATTTGTCTGCCGTCCAATTCATAGTATTATTAAAAAATTGTTCGCCAGTTATTCCTATCATATCAGATGTAGCACCCGAATTATAATAATTTTCTATAAAAGCTTCAGTAGTATACCAACGCCCCACCCCACTAATATTCAATATTTCTGCTCTTAATACTTGTAATTGTACGTCGCCGTCGTTATAAGGACTTAAACCAAGTGTATTACAATTATTTTGTAATACTGTTATTGGCGTCCATTGTACTAGTCCGATAACCTTGTCCCCCTACTTCTTCTCGCTCAGGGTTTATAGTACTTTCAGCTTGCATATTTCCCAATATTCCAGCTATCGTATTGTCATTTATTCCTAAACTTCTATAATACGCTATAACAATATTCGCGTTATTTTCCATTTCTGCTTGCGTTAACGCACTATTTCTACTTATCCAAGCCATTTATTTTATACCTTTCTTATATTATTTATATTTATTGCACAAGTTACAATTCTATCTATTCCGATTACTACTCTATCGCCTTTTATTTCTATTACATTATATACATTATAATAACTTCTAAATGGTTTACCGTTATATTGTATATTTTTTAATACTTCTACCTTATCGCCTACTTTTATTGTTTCTTGTGAAACATTGTTACTAGCTCCTAATATTTCATTTACTCTTTTTTGTACTTCATTATATAAATTTCCTAGCTTTTGTTTTCTTTCTTCCCCATTTGAATATTTACCAGCTATTACATCTTTTGCTAATTCTTCTATATTTTTTGTGTTATCAACAGAGTTTTCCACATTTTCCACAACATCATATTTAGTTAAATCATTACTATTGATTATTGACATTATAGTATTTATATATGTTGGACTTGTAGCATAACCCCCATTTTTTATTGCTGTTATACACTCTAACGGTGTTTCTGCTACTGTTGCTTTTCTGTATCTTTCTAATTTTGTTATTAAGTCAAAATAATCTGATATACTTTCTGCTAAACTATTATATGCTCTGAAACAAGCTGTTATATTTGTGTAACTTACGCCGTCGTAACACTCTTGAGTTCTTGCATTATATACTTTGCCTTTCCAGTTTTGCGTTGCTTTTATTCCAAAAATGGCGTTTGCTTTCATCATCATTTTACTTTGTCCCCAGCCACTTTCACATATTGCTTGTGCGATTACTACGCTTGGATATAAAGGTTTACCCCTTTTGTTATTTTCTGCTACTACTAATGGTGCTATTGTTTGTAAAAATTCATTTTTGTTCATTTCTTTTATTCTCCTCTCTTTTTTATTTTCTTGTATAATTCTTTGTTGCATTTCAAAATTTCTTCTTTGATTTTGATGTATAATTATAAAAGGTAAAATAGGAGGTATCATATTTATTCTCCTTTCTTATAAAATGGTAGTATTATTTTATTGTCTATTATATGTTCTATTGTATTTATATTTGTATCTATTGTCAAGCTATTGTCGTATTTATACTCGAATTTACTTTCATATATAGTATTGCTATATTCTATTTTTACTACTATTTCATATATTCTAAAATCTTTGAATGTTACCTCAATTATTATGTTTTGGTATTTTTCTTGTAGTTTTTCTTCTATTTCTAATTCCATTTTTTTATTCCTCATTTCTTAATAAATTTTCTAAATTACTTTTTTTAGTTTTATAATAAATAAATTTTTCTTTCCATAAATTTAAACAATCTAACGTTTCTTTTTCTGTTAAAATATCATTATAATACAAATACCATATTGCGTCTTTTTGTTTTTGTAATTCTTCTAATGCGTCCATTTATTCTCCTTTCAAATAATCTAATAATTTTAAATATGCGTTTATATCTGTTGTTATATCTATATCCATAAAACTAGATATAGTAGTATTTAATTTTTTTTCTAAATTTTTACATATTTTTAATACTTCTTTTTTCGTTCCATTTTAGTTTTATAATTAACTTCTAAATATTCAATTCTTTTATTCATAAGTTTTTCGTAATATTCTTGCGTTCTTAATAGTCCGTCTGTATTTTCTTTTTCTAATTCGTTAACTTTTATTTTTAATTTGTTGTTTTCTTCTTTTAACTTTTTATTTTCTTTAAATATATTTTTCAT